TTGTTTAATGTATACAAGACCTTCTTCTCTTAAATTTTTAATTTTTTTTAAAGAAAAAAACTTAGTCGCTAATTTATCTAGGTCTAATTTTTTATTTTTGAATGGAGTTTCTTCTTTGATTTATGGTTAAACTTACATAAAAGCAACAAATGTTGATTTAAATAATATTATAATATTATAGATTTGTAAAAAATATATGGCGACACAAAATTCACATTGCAGAGATTTGGTTCAGCGCATAAATAAGTGTGAATCTTCCCCAAATTATGTAAATTTTCAAGCGCGGCTGAATTATGTTTTTAATACAATATTTCCAACCCATCAAATTCTAGATGGTCACGATTTTAGTAATGGTAATATACCATTATTATTAAAATTAGTGCATTTATTAATTACAAATCCGGCGAATACGGGTGCATTTTTTTCAGATATAAACACCGTTAATTTTATAGGAGGAATTGCGCATGCGTTTGAACTTGATCAATGGCATGATTTTCTAGATTCGAATTATGATCGAATAAAAAAGTGTGGTAAGTCCGGATTAATTGATTGTATTTTACCTAACCATCAACACGCTCCAGGCGAAAGGAAAGACGCACTTATGAAGGAATTGGAGAAAGATGTTGATAATAATGCAAATATAAGGAGAGGTGAAGATATTGATGGGTCTAATAATGACCCTGCGAAGACTTTTAATGATGCTCGGTATACAATTATTGATACTATGCCTACTTACTTAAAAAAAATTATAGATACAAATTTAATAGAATTAAAGACTGCTGCTTATTATATTGATTCTGCGCCATGTGCGGGAAATACAGATCCCCTTCAATATAATACTAATCAATATCATTTAAATACAAGCACTGAATTTTTTATTGTTAATTGTGCGCTCGCATTTTATCAATCCTTTTTTATATCTTTAAACAATTTTGTACTTACTATATATGGTATGGACCCTGAATCTTCCGATACCATATATAACAATTTAAAGTCAACTCAAAAAAGATATAGAATTAATATTAAATATATAAACCCCACAACGAATGAAATTATCTCTGAACATGATTATAATGGAGATGGAGGTGCAAAAGGTCATTTTACTGTTCCAAACGTAGTTAAAATTCTTGTTTGTACTGGGGACAAAAAAGCAAAACCAAAACAAGATCCACCAATGAATGGCAAAGCTGAAATAGGAAAACTTATTATCTGGTTAACACAATTACCGTTGAATGATGATACAAGAAGACAATTTCTTGTATCATTTTTAACATTAAATAAGGGATTTGGAGACTTTGTCCAAATGTTTATGTGTTTATATTTATTTTATATTAAAATTACTATTAATGCAAATGTTTGTGTTTTTTTATACAATATTATTTTAGCAACTTGCGATTCGCATTTAACATATATAGCACTTATTTGCAAGTGCCCTTTTATAATTGGTGGATTGTGCAATGCGCGTATGATATATATGGATGGTAAAAGTAGATATCTTGGTAAAAATTTTGTAACTGTTTGGAATACATATAACGAAATACATATTGTAAATGCTGCCGAGGATGGCGGCATACTCGAAAAAGTACTACCGATATTCTCACCGAAGCCTTTAAAAGTGTGCGGGTGTTCTGGTAAGTCCAAAGCTGCGAGCACTATAATGTCGCTAACATCTATATCTACTTTTGAATCAAATAATAAGGGTCTAATAAAATATGAACTTGATATATTGCGTGCATACGGAAAGTTGGAATTAGAACAATCATCTATTAATGCAGGAATATGTATTTTTAAACTAACTATTGGTGGAACTAAAATAAAATTATTGCCGGGTGTTTATTACAACCCTGTCACTGTATTCGAAATATCTTGGATTGGTACTAGAGAATATTTTTTTGAAACCGTAATTACAGACGACACCTTAGAATCTTATCGGACATTATATAAAACTTTATCAATAAATGTTGATGCAATTATTACATCTATAGCATATATTAACTTTTTATATGAGATGTTTTATAATAATCGCACCATTTTAGAAAATATAAAATCTTCTTTGAAGAACAGAAAAAAGTTTGATGTTAAATTATTTGAACCTTTTAGATTTACAACCTATAATAATATAAAAGAAAACATAAACATGAATGGCGAGAGATTTCCTCGAACTGCTATTGAAAGGTTCTCAATATGGGCTTTGGCATTTAATCGTGCAATAGGGTCAAGTAAATGGGTTGGTATGGCATTTATACCTGACCAAAATTTTAACATTTTTTATGATTATGTAATACAAACCGCAGAATTATTAAAAGTAATGGATTCTTATAAAGTTGCAATTGACGATTATATACATAAATTAACCACTTTTCCTAATGATTTGGTTCCTTCCGCAATGTCCATATTCAAATTGGATGGATTGCTAGACCAATTGAATGCCAGTGCACGCAGAGACAGTATAATTAGAGATTATACAGATGATTATAGATATATATTAAATCTTCTGGATGGAGAAAAAAAATTAAACGCGTTATTAATACATAATGTGTTTATTGAATTTTTTAAACTGTACAAAGAATTGATAATTAAAGAAATAGCAGAGATTTACAATACATATATTCAAAACATTGATGTCTGTCTTTTTTTTAATCACTTACCCGAACAAATTATAGAATTAGAGCGAATTATGGACAACCTCTCAACTCGAATAGAAAAAGATGTAAATGCAAGCCAACAACTATATGTATGTTCAGTTGCAATTAAATGTTTTCAACAAATTATAGATACCCATAAAAAAATCAAAAATTATGGAGGTATTGCTTATTCAACAATCGCGGTGTCTCCTTGTGTACAAGGAGACGAAGGCAACGAAGACGAAGACGACGAAGACGAAGAGGAAGAATTAGTAAAAGTTACCACATCTTTTTCCGCATCTATTGCATTATTAAAAACTTATGCGAATCAAGAGAGAATTGTATTGACCCCAGAACAAGTCGCATATGTTAGTGCTGAGAAGGCTGCAAAGGGAAATAAGAGAAAGCGGGGGGTTGATGAAGAGATGGAGGAAGTTCCATATGCTAAACATTTTAAGACAACAGGTGGGGGTTATGGTGTTAGTAATGAAAATGGTCCATCATTATCTATAGATTTGCCAGATAACAGGCAATTAAAATTTTTAGTAGAGAATGAGGATGACTATTATATAGAATTAACCCAATCACTTCACCAACTATGTAGGGTAAAGATTAGTCTTGATTTTTCTTTATCTGAATTAATATATTCTATAAAAGAGCAAAGTATATATGATGCAGATTATGAAGAGAGTGTCACTCTTCATAAAATGATTAACTCTATGTATAAATTACTTGCATTTACAGAATTTATATTATATAAAAATAATTCTGCTCAACCTGAACCAGACGAAATTATTACTCTTACAGAATTTAGATTTTGTATTGAGCAAATATTGAATGAATATCATACGGCGTGTTTAAACATATCATCTTCAGATGATGTGTTTAAAGGAATTGCACAAGAATCACTAATAAAATTATTTAATTTATTATTTAAATCTAAAAAAATTTTAATTATGCTAACCAATATCATATCTAGAATGTGTGACGGTCTATTATCATCTTTTAATGTAGAAGTAGAAAATGAAAATTTTAATACAGAATTAATATCTTTTTTTAAGAGTATAATTTTAATAGTAAACAATGACTCAGAATTTGTAGTATTAAAAAATGAAGTCTACGTAGGAACTCTTAACAATGATGCAAATGCAAGTAAACTTTTAATTTTTTATTTAGGATATGAAATAATAAAAGATACAGAAAGTAAAATTATTGAAGGTATAAAAAAAACAAAAGAATTCGGAATCCAAGTGACGGGGGGAGGTATATATAAAAATAAAAAGGCAAAACGGACTATTCTTTATAAAAAAATACAAAATGTCATAGAAAATACAGGTTATGTTTCAAAAAATACAATATCGAGAACTATTTCCATACCTAAACCATCTAAGCAACCTGAAAAATCACCTAAACCATCTAAGCAACCTGAAAAATCACCTAAACCATCTAAACCATCTAAGCAACCTGAAAAATCACCTAAATCACCTAAACCATCTAAGCAACCTGAAAAATCACCTAAATCACCTAAACAATCTAAGCAACCTGAAAAACTACCTAAACAATCTAAGCAACCTGAAAAACTACCTAAACCATCTAAGCAACCTGAAAAACTACCTAAACAATCTAAGCAACCTGAAAAACTACCTAAACAATCTAAGCAACCTGAAAAACTACCTAAACCATCTAAGCAACCTGAAAAACTACCTAAACCATCTAAGCAATCTGAAAAACTACCTAAACCATCTAAGCAACCTGAAAAACTACCTAAACCATCTAAGCAACCTGAAAAACTACCTAAACCATCTAAGCAACCTGAAAAACTACCTAAACCATCTAAGCAACCTGAAAAACTACCTAAACTATCTAAGCAACCTGAAAAACTACCTAAACTATCTAAGCAATCTGAAAAACTACCTAAACAATCTAAGCAACCTGAAAAACTACCTAAACCATCTAAGCAACCTGAAAAACCATTTAAGCAAATAGAAAAATCTAAAAAAATCAAAGATGACAATAGCAAAAATATATCTAAATATAAATTAAGAGTTGAACAATTTAAAAATAAAAACTTTTCTGCATATTTTGAAAAGAAACTTAAGACAATTTTAAATGATAATAATATATATAATATTGGAATAATGAAAATGAGAAATATACTTAAGAATATTTACAAAATAGAGTAAATATAAATAAGGTATTAATACTAATTATTTATTTAACTTTTTTCTTCCACCTGTTTTAACTTCTGCTGGTAAATCTTTTTTATCTGCTTCTAATTGTGCATTATACTTTTCTTCTAATTGTTTAATGTATACAAGACCTTCTTCTCTTAAATTTTTAATTTTTTTTAAAGAAAAAAACTTAGTCGCTAATTTATCTAGGTCTAATTTTTTATTTTTATCTTCAAGTACCCATTCAGTATAACCTTTTACCTTCATATTATCAGTAATAATATTTCCTTCTCCATCACCATAAGATACCATAACTATGTAAACTCTCATAACTTCTTTATCTAACAATTTTTTTAAAATAATTTTTAATTCTTCTATAATTGTTATATTCCATTTTACATTCAACCTATTTATATACTCTACATCATATTTATCTATTTTTTCTTCTCTAATACTATTTTTTGCCTTTTTATTTATGTCTCCTATATTTGCCCATATTTTTAAATATAATAGAAATAATATTCTTTTAAGTACCATTTCTGATGTCATAATTTTAGTATCCCATTCTTCATTATTCCCATAATAATTTATACTGTCTATTTGTATAAATTTATATTTTTTTTCAAAACCTTCAAATACTATAGTTGCATAATGTCCAAGTTTTTTACCATTAAATGTCATCATATTTATTGGTAATTCACAATATGGTTGCTGGCCATTATAATCAATATCTTTTTTAGGTTGTTTATTTTTTGTGGTTATACTCATTATCTAATATATTAACAATTAAAAAATAAAATTATATATAATTAAATTATATAATATAACTATGAATACTCAACCTTATTATCAAAGTGATAATTTGCAACAACTTGTGTTATATTGCGACAATCCATTTGCGAACATATATCAACTTCCTTATATTCATAATAATATACACAACACCAATAATGAAAAAGAATTATTGCAAAAAGACCATACTGCATTATTAGAGAATATTAAAAATAAAGCATCATTTACATCTATTCTTTGCTCTAAAAATAGCGCACGATATGCTTGGATACGTTCTATAGTAAATATACCAATAATATTATCATCAGGTGCTATGACAATATTAAATTCTATGAATGATACAAACTCTGTTGAAATTAAATATGCCAATATTGTTCTTAATAGTTGCACAGTAACTATTTTAAGTTTAATAGGAAATTTCAAACTTGCAGAACGTGAAATAAATTATAGACAGACGCAAATAAAAATGGATAGATTATATCATCGCATAGAAGATATTTTGCGCATAGATCCTAATCATCGCACTATTGAAGATATTAGAGATATTATTAAAGAATATGTAAATATTTACGAACATTTGAACTTTCCAATATTTAGCAATAAAAAGCTGTCTAATAATAATATAAAGGAACCTGCATTTAATTCTAATTTAACCTACGTTGATAATATGAATAAAGTATATGTATAATATTTTAGTTTATTATTTTTAAAAAGTATATAAATGTAATATATAAGGTAATATATAAGGTAATATATAATGTTAAATAATTTTGTTGGGTCTTACTGGCGTTTAGCAAATAACTGGTTTAACCATATAGATGTTAATAATTATTCTGATAAACAAATCAATTATTTAGAAATTGGAACTTTGTATGGTGGTAATATTTTATCTGTTGCAAAAACATATGGATTACATAATGATAGTAGATTATATTGTATAGATCCTTGGGAAGATTATAATGATTATCCTGAATATAAAAATGAACAAACATCAATCTATAACACATTTATTAATAATATCGAAAATTCTGGAGTTAAAGATAAAATATTAATAAATCGCGGATATTCTAATTCAGAAATACCAAAGTTTCAAGATGAATTTTTTGATATTATTTATATAGATGGAAATCACGAACCTGAATATGTATTAGAAGATGCAGTTTTAAGTTTTAGAAAATTAAAAAAAAATGGTATAATGATATTTGATGACTATGGATGGGGTGGTCCTGATTTAACACAAAAAGGAATAGATGGGTTTTTATCTGGTTATCATAAAAGAATAAATTATTTAGGTGAAAGAGAAACTCAAGTATTCATTAAAAAAATCAGATAAATATTGGGAGTTTTAAATGATAAAATATGTAAAATATAGGAGTTTTTGACTATATAAAGAATATTATAAATTACTAAATATATGGAAGGTTTAATTGATACACGAAACGAATATATAGAACATATACAAGATATTTTGAGTATTGCGATATCAAAAAGGATATATGCTTTATATACAGAGACTATAGAAGATAAGAAAGGAATTAAAGGATTTCAGAATGAATTATATAGTATTCGTAAATGGAATAATAATATAGTTAGTGATGAATATAAAAAGATAGTAAAATATACTAAATGTAAATATTTATCTAATCTTATTAAAATAATTATAATTACAACTATTAAAATAAAAATATATGAATACAAAGAGCAATTTGATAGTATTAAAATAAAGATACCTAATCCTGAAGATTTTGTTCATAAATGCTACATAAACGCAGCTTCATTTTCTTGGAAGAATGCATATTTATATAATAGAAACAATATTAAAGATGCAGAATATCAAAATAATCTCAATATTATTGAAGAAAATATTAGAGCAATTATTAAAAAAACATTTAGAGACTTTATACCATTCGATGAAATATTTAAGCAGATTGAAGATAATCTAACTGAAAATGTAAATCAATTTAAAGATATTGATAAAGATGAAAATATTAAAAATATAAAAAGTTCTAGAAAAGATCATAAAAAAATAGCAGAAAACGAAGAAGATGAAGAAGATGAGGAAGATGAAGAAGATGAGGAAGATGAAGAAGATGAGGAAGATGAAGAAGATGAAGATAATGAAGATAATGAAGAAGATGAAGATAATGAAGAAGATGAAAAAGATGAAAAGGATGAAAAAAATGAAGAAGATGAAGAAGATGAAGATAATGAAGAAGATGAAGATAATGAAGAAGATGAAGATAATGAAGAAGATGAAGATAATGAAGAAGATGAAGAAGATGAAGAAGATGAAGAAGACAAAAGAATTAAAAACAAAGATGATATCGAAGAAGATGATAAATATGAAGAAGATAGATTGTGTGTTAAAAATAATAATAAAATAAATGAAAATAATATAGTAGATGCATCAACAACAAAATATAGCGATGATGAATATAAAGGGTGGAATAAAAATGAAGAGGATGACAAAGAAATATCTTTCACTCAAAGCAACCAAACAAATATACAAGCAAAAGAGAACTTTGATGAAAAAGAAAATAATAAGATTCATAATGAATGGGACAATATTAAAGTTGAATATAATTCATTATCGCAAAATAGCGGGGATAATAAAAAATATAAAAATGAGATTGCGAGCAAAAAATATGAAGACGATGATGATGTAAAAAGTGTATCAAGTGTTTCGAGTGCGTTGAGCAATATTACAGATATAAGTCAGATA